GTCTTTCTTCTCTTCCGATACTTTTGTTTCAAGCTCTTCATCGTTCCTTGCAGTCTCTTCGTTATTCAGTAGGGTTGCGATTGCTTGTGCTGTTTCATCTGTCCTAAAGGTTGGCTCTGAAACAGCAGATTCCTTTGCAGGTGTGTCTGCCATTATTGCTCCTTATTTGTTGATCTGTTTTGTTGCCAGTTTACCTGTATCCATTACAGATCGCAGTTGCACCAGAAGGACATTGAGCATCTTTTTCATCATATAGATTTTCTCTCTGCCTTCGGTATCTCTTACCGGTGAGTTCATCCATTCGGCATCTAACTCACCAGAAACTTTTTGTATTGCCTCCACGAATATTTCATCTTCGAGTATCGCTTTGGCTCTATGTCCTCTTTGTTGTTCTTTTTCTAATTCCATTACCTGCCTTTATAAAAACCACCTAGAGATGTAGAATAACCACTACCTGTACTTGCAGTTGATTTTTTCTTTCCTGTTGTTGAATCTCTATCGGCTAAATTTCTGGCTATGTTTTTTGCAATGGCAGCTTCATAAGCTGTGTCATCTCTTCTTCCACTATCCTGTAAAAGACTTCCTAAATTTTGTGATACTTGTGTTCCTTGTTGTCCTGTATTAACTTGTTGTGTGCCTTGCGTTCCTTGACCAACAGTTGCAAGTAATTCACCCATTGTTGCTCCTTGATTACTTCCAGGAATTACTACATCGCTTACTTGTGCTAAATAATTCTGTGGAGAATATTCTGTAAATGTATCATCCCAGTCAGAGACGCTATCTTGATAACCAAAAGCTAATGGATTAAAATTCTTTCCAAAAAAATTAGACGATTGTGTTTGTCCTAATTTTGTCTTGATAGCTTCATTAAATTTTGCTTCTCTTCTTTTATTTCCACCTGTTATAGCATCAAATATTCCAAAGAGATTTGGTGCAAATCCTCTTTTTTTATATTTATAAACTGTATTGCCAAACTCATCTTCTTCCACTTTCCATTTATCCAATTCAATTCCTGCTCCGAAAGGATTATTGGGATCTCTTCTCATTCTGTTATATTCTTGTTCACTAAAAGTTAAGACATCTTCTTCATCATCACCTTGACCTTGTGTAGATGGTTGGGCATAATCAAAATTTTCTATTGGCTGACATACTCCATCAATTAATTGATAACCAATAGGACAGGGATCAACAGTTTCATCTTCTTGAACAGAAAAATCTATTTGAGGATTTGGATATAAAGCTGAAGGATCTAAATCTCCTGCTAATTCCTGTTGCGTTCTGATGTCAAAAATGGGATTGCGAAATTGACCTGCTGTATTTACATTGGGCGATGAAGCATAGCCACCACCAAGATAATTGCTGATGATGCCTTGCGCTTCTGATCCTTGCATGAATGGAGTAAATGCCATTAGTTGTATCTCTCGTTTATCATGGCTGAATCAATGATCTTGGTTGCCAGTTTTTCTTTTTCCATTTCCTTGCCTTGTTCTTGCTTAATAATGTCGGTTGCCAATTTTTGCTGATCCAGGTTTAACTTTCCTGCCTTGAACACTTCATCGGCTTTTTGCTTTTGTTGTTTTAATTGTATGTCCGCCTGATTCTTGGCTGCTCTCATTTGTATATCCTGTGCTGCCAGTTGAAGGGCAGGATCTTGTTCTTGTTCTTTTGGTTGTGGTGGCTGTGGAGGTTGTGTAGCAGGATTTACAAAGAATTGACTCGCATCCTTGTATCCACTGTTTTGTAAATAATTTTCTAAAGTGTTGTAGATATTTTGTGGAGTCACTAATCCCATGCTTCCTGCCTGTAACAACTTTTCCTGTACAGCTAAAACTCTTTGCAGAACTTCAAGCCGTTGGTCTTGGTTTCCTGTTCCTAGACCGACTTGCACAGTACAGTCATAACGATTCACCCATTCTCTGGGATCAACCGAAACAAATTTGCCTCGCAATTTTATAATTCTGTCTTTGTCTTGGTATTCGCAAACCACCGACAGAACATTCTTAAATATTTCTTTCACGCCTTCAGCAAAACTTCTTGCAATCAATTCAATGCGCTGCGTTGAGCTGTTCATCATCTGATTGACAGACTGTGCTGTGGTGTGTGACTTGTTAATCGTATCTGGATTCAATCCCATCAGTTGATTGGGAACGCCAGATCGCTTTTCCTTGACCTCATCAATTTTTTTCAGCATCGCCAAACCATCATTCAGGAAGTTGGGCGTTTGCATTGCTGTAACGGCATTAGGCGATTTCACTCGCACTATGCTTCCAGGTCGTGTAGTCAGCAAATCATCCAAGTTGACTTGTCCATCAACGACAATCGTTCTGGCTGCATTCTGCATATACATATTATCAAGCGTTTGACGCATGATGGATGTACTCATGAGCTGAACATCAGCAAGAAGGTCGTACATGGATAAACCAAAAAATCTAAATGGCATTGGTATTGCTACGCACATCGCAAAAGGCAAAATGGAGATTTCTTCGTTTTCCAGAATGTTGTAGCTGTTGTAGCCACTTCCTCCTACAATGATTTTTCTTAACTCGGCTATGCCATCGCCATCGACATCCGCTTTCATGTAGCATTCAGTAATCTGAACAACTCGCATGGCAGGATCGACAGTATTCGATTCCAAGTCCGTTGCAGCATCGTCATAGCTTCGCCTGACTATCGCTTCGGTGTTAAAAAATTCACCTTCGGCACTTGGCAGGTTTTCAACATCGGATTTCTTGAAACCCATGTCGATCAATTCGGATATGGTCTTTGTAACTCTATGCGCAATGAAATTGCAATCCTTCAGGGATTTGGCTCTGGAAGAAACCAGAATCTCTTCTGGTGGAACTGGCTCAATGGCGCATCTTCCGTATTCCTTTGTCCTGCGTACTTCGACATTGTAGGACACATTTGATTCAGCCATTCCCTCTTCAAGTCCTGGCTCAATTAAATCTGCCTCTCTCTCATCCACCACTTCCTCTACATTGATGACTTCCACTTCATCGTCAATCAACAGAGCTTGGTATTGCGTTTCGTCTAAATTCCTGTAGCGTTCTTTTTTCTGCTCTTTGGAAACTTTCCAGTACACCTTGCAAAATCCATTTTTTTGCAAGAGGGCAGTCTTGAACATGGATTGTAAAATTCCAAATCCATCGTTGTCATGGTTAAATATAAAATTGCAGTAGTCAGAAATTTGTTCTGCATATTGCACATCCTCTGGCTGCGTTGGCTCAAAATTAACTACCTTGTCCGATTGCGTAAACATTCGCATCAGGCTCGGCAGGATGGATTCAATGACTTCCAGTAAATCCTGACTAACGACAGAACTGCGACCTTCCACTTCGTTGCCCAACGGCTCACCCAAATAATACTTGAGTGCGCTTTCTCGCTGTTTTGACAAGTCACTTGCATAGAAGCCAAGCGATCCTGAAATCTCCTGCGCTATCAATGAAAGCAATTTTTGTTTTGATAATCGTGCCATGTGTTTTAAACTATTCCTAAATTATTGTATTTGATTTTGGTACTCCACTCGCTTGACTGGTTGTTGCCAACAGCGAAATACCTGAAAGCGTCTGCTGCATGGCTACACCAGGAATGCTCTGGTTTATTTTTTAATTCTCCTCTTTCAGTCCTTGCCCAACGATATTGACGCAGGGCATCGAGTCCATGTTTGCATTTTTCGTGGTCAAACCAACATCTTGACAAGACCATTCGGACAGCGTTTATGCCATCTTCGACAGGGAGCTTGGGAACAATGGAAGTTCTCATGCCTAAAGATTGTGCTGTCTCCAGTCTTGAGACTCCAGTTCCTAACTCCCTGACATTTGCATCATGTGGGAGGTAATGCGTATCGTAAATGTACTTTTTCTCATCGAGAACAGTTGCATAAAATTCTAAACTCTCACCACTATCCTCAAAGTAGTCTATGACATGGAATGCCGATCCTTTTTGCTGGACAAACCAGATGGCAGTCTTGTCCGCCATTCCGAGATCCCAAAAGGTATTAACCTTGATTCCTATCTCATAGGGTACTTTTGTAATTCTTTTTTCTTCTTCCGCCTTCGCCAATCCTTTTGCGTAGATTGATCCCAGTGCTGCCGAGTCAAACGAGCATTCAAACTCCGCCTCATAGACTTCCTCCGGCATCATGCTCTTGGCTTCATTCAGTTCCAACTCCGATATGATTCCAGTTTCACTCGCCTTAAAAGTATGGGCATACCATTCGTCTTGATGAACGGCATGGTCGTACAAGTCAAAGAAGGTGTTATGACCTTGTGGCGTTCCGATGGCGATCATCCTGCCACTTAAAAACTTCTGCTCTTTTCCTAGTTCGTATCTGTCCACCAATGCAGGTCGGACAATCTCATG